TGAGTTTTCGACAGGGCGTGAGCGGTTCCGCGTCGCGGGCATTGATCCCCGACGGCCCAAGTATCCGGTTTCGGCCACGCGCGTGCCGGACGGGAAGGGCTACAAATTCACCGCTGAGAACGTCGCGCTGCTCCTGCAGGCTGCGATGAAGGATGTGTCGCCGAAGAGATGATACCGTGAAAAACGGCTAGTCGGACATCCCTGTCTTTGTGCCATTTTAGTACAATCGCTAAGCCACTGGGTCAAAGCGGATACGTAATCTTAAGCTAAGCGAGTGAATTATTACTTCTGATGATCAGGTGCGTGCTGCGGTCTGCCGACCTGCGCGCGCCGTACGGCGACGGCGACGCGGTTCATCGGAGTCCCCAAGGCCGTCGAGTGCCACTGGCTTCTTGCCAGGAAACTCGACTGTCAATTTGAGGCTGCCCCCCATGGCCCGCACGTAGCTCGAGAGCGTTGATAGCAGTAAATCACTCTGGCGCTCGTATTTTGCGACTGTCGTTTGCTGGATGCCGAGGGTTTCGGCCAGCTGGACCTGCGTCAAATCCTTGGCTTTCCGAAGCTCCTGCAGCGTCAGATATTCTGTGTGCAGCCGCTCAGCCTCAGCCACGACGCCCCCGCGCCGGGCAGGATCGAGCGCGGCAAGCTTGTCTTTCAGGGTCCGTACCATTGTTTCATCCTTTCCGTTTTGCCAGATGACGCTCAAACCGCTCGTCGGCTCGAGCGATCAGCTGCTTGTAGAAGCGCTTTTCGCTGCCACCTGATTTATCCCCACCAATAAGCAATATCGCCTGCCGGTCGGGATCGAATGCAAAGGCAATGCGCCACACGCCGTCAGCGGCATTGCATCGCAATTCCTTCATGTTCGCATGCTTCGACCCGGTCAGGGTGTCGGCATGCGGTCGACCAAGCGATGGCCCCTCTCGTTCCAAAAGCAGGGCGCGGGCGAGGATTGCGTCCTGCACATCTTGCGGAAGTTCGTCGAACTCGGGCTCGAACTCCTCTGAGAACGAAACTGTCCACGGCATACGGTCCTCATGTCTTTTGAGACATATAGCCTTGGAGCACTATTTTGGCAACATGTGTCTGTGGGCATTTGTACATGCCTGGCACTGGAAGGCCGATTTAAAATCCATCAAGACCGTTGACTAAGGAAGGTTTGATCTTTGGTTCGCTGCCAGAACTTTTCGAACCGAATGACTTTCGAACCTACGTCCACCTCAATGATTACAATGGCTTAATGGGTGGAGAGGGTTGGCCGCCAGACCCATCCCCTCCGCCACTTGCCAAAGAAAAACCGTTCTCCTGAACAAGCTGGCTTGAATTTTTCCCCTATATTCAAAGGCCTTAGCGGGTGCTGCATTTACCTCGCGGGTGCCGTGGAACGCCGGATCCTCTCTCTATTGGCCGATATTCTCCGCAGCCGGTAACACAAGAATCGCGCTACATTCCATCTAAGTCATTGAAATTGATTTCTTATTCGATCACGTCGAAATTCTTCCGCTGGCAACCGCGCGACGCCATTTGTGTCTGGTGACGAAATCTTTTTCAGCGCCTCTGATATCTTTATGATCGGTAAGCATATGAAATCGCTTGCATTTGTGTGTTCGTTGTTCATTCTAGAACTGGAGTAAGTTGCAGAAGGACCCGTTCAATGAAAGCTGGGGATAAACTACCAACGACGCCCTTCGATGCGGCAGATTTTCTCGAGAACGGTGACATGATCTTGGGCTATTTGACCGATGCCCTCGCCAGTCGTGATCCAGCTTTCATAGATGATGCGTTGGACGTGGCGCAACGTGCGGCGAAACGGCTGAGCGCGATCACAGTGACGAATTTGCGCTCCTCTGATTATGAAACCTTTTTTGCTGCGTTGGGTGCGAGCGCTGAATTGAGTGAGGAATTGGAGAGTGCTGTTGCCAGATTCCGAACCCGCACCACTTCCGTCGTGACCAACCAAGCAGACCGGTTCAACGAGCGTATGTGCCCGTCCTGTGGCGCGCAAATGCTCCGTGATATTCGCGACATGACCCTGGAGCACCAAGGACTGTCGGACACGATCGGGATGCCAGGATGGTACTGTGATGGGTGTGGTGAAGGTGTGCATTCCGGTGAAGACATGGCTGTGTCGGATGCTGCGCTGGAGCGATTAAAGGCCAAACTTCAACAGGCCTTTTCCGCGGACGAGCCAACCTTCAAAGCGCTCGACGCGCGGCAAATCATCGACCGAAACCGGAAATAAGCGCATGAGCGAAAAAACATGCCGCGCTGCGGGAACAATCCTCACAACGGTCTGTGCGCCCTACGGGAAATCTATCTCGGCGGCGGACTTGGCGGAGCGGATCTCTAACCCTCGAAGCCTCGAAAAATACGACGTATGTGTGTTTGTGTTTTTCTCAGACGTTTCCGAGCGCCTGCAGCGGGAGTTCATTGATGAGATGGGGGTTGATCAACAAGCTGCGGCCAATTTAGCCGCGGGATTTGCCAAGCTGGCTGGTTTTGAGCTGCCTGTGGCAACACCCCTTCCTGAAACGCGGCAATCGCCGAGGGATGCAGCCGATGTTTGAATTCGAGATTGTGATCGATTTTCATGATGGGAAGCCTGAAGAAGCAGTGTTGGACGCGTTGTTTCAATCGGGGCTGGATGACACGATTGTTGGGACCGGGCGACCGGATAGGGTCGCACTGGGTTTCACGCGCGATGGCCCCAGCTTGGAGCAAGTCCTTACGGATGCGGTGGCGCAGATCGTGGCTGCGTTTCCCTCAGCTTCCGTTTGGATTGTGGACTTGACTGTGCTGGGCAACGATGGCGGCAAGGCAGAAATCATCCGCCGTGTTCGCGAAGCGGCGGCCCGGAACGCCACTCCTGGCGACAGAGCTGCCGCCAGTCAGAATTTTCTGTACGGCCCTGACGGTCTGCCGTGATTAGGCGTACGTCCTACCGTAACAGTGTGCGGAGATTAGTCACGTCAATCTCCGCATAAATGCGAACCATGGCTTGCCCGGTTTGACAAGAATGACGGGTGCGCGCCGGCTGAGTGGGTGGGAACCTGCGCTGGACGGGCCGTGCCTTTGCCGATGCGCCGCTGTCATGGCATATCATTGTAACCGAATTCCCAGCGTTGCTCTGCCCAGATGGGCGTGAACGGATCGAGCAGCTCGCGCAGGGTCTTGTTGGGGTTACGCCCCTTTAAAATCGCTTCGACGATGTCTGGCGCCAAGGTCGTCAGTCGCATGACGCGGATCATGTAGGATGCCGCAATTTTTTCGTGCTCAGCGAGGTCTTTTTGGGACGCAAAATGGCCTTCATCCAAAAGCCGTTTCCAGCGATAGGCCCGCGCCAGCGATTTTATCAGTGCGTTATCCAGTTTTGGCGGCGGGGTGGCAAAGTCAGGAAGGACCATCTCCTTGCGCCCGCCGCGCCGTTTGAGCGTGAAGGGAATGGTCAGTGTAATGGTGTCGGGCGTGGGCGGTTTTCCGGTCATGCTGCGTCCTTTCGTGGGTTGGTTCGGGATTTCAGTTCCTGGGCGAGCTCACACAGACCATCCACACGCAGGTGCACCTTCAGATCCGTCTCTGAGACGTCGATACGGTCAATCAGGATCGAGGCAATGCGCGCTTGTTCGGCCGGGAAGAGCTCATCCCAGAGCGGATCAAGGCTTCTGAGAGTGGCGTGGATATCCTGTTCGCTGCAGGCGCGCGGATCGTGTGCAGCGTTGCGCCAGGACTCTGCCACGATTTCAGGTTGCCGGAAGACTGCACGCAGCTGGGCAGTCACAGTGGCCTCGATTTCACCTGCGGGGATGCGCCCGACCGGACAGGTACCGGCACCGTGTTTCAGGATCGTCTGGCTGATATAGTAACGGTACATCCGATTTCGCTTGCGGGTGTGGGTCGGCGAAAACATCGCGCCGTCAGGTCCGCGTATCAGGCCGGCCAGCAATGACGGGGTCTGCTTGCGGGTGCTCGCGGCACGGGTGCGAGGGTTTTCGCTATTGATTGCGCGGGCCTTTTCCCAGGTTTGCATGTCGATAATGGGTTTGTGCAGGCCGGGATAGGTTTCGTCCTTGTGCACAATCTTGCCGATATAAATGGGGTTCGTGAGAACCCTGTAGACGTAACTATTGCTCATCGGCTTGCCTTTTGGCGTCATCAAGCCTCGTTTTTCTGCTTCTTTGGCGACGAGTAAGGTCGACCCTAGGCTGATAAACCGATCAAAGATCCAGCGCACATCTGCCGCTTTGGCTTTGTCGATTTCGAGCCTGCGGTTTACGGCGGCGTACCCATAGGGGGGAACACCGCCCATCCACATGCCTTTCTTTTTCGAGGCCGCGACCTTGTCGCGGATGCGTTCGGCTGTCACCTCGCGTTCGAACTGCGCAAAGGACAACAGGATGTTCAGCGTCAATCGCCCCATGGACGTGGTCGTGTTGAACGATTGCGTAACGGAGACAAAGGTCACGTTATTTCGCTCAAAGGCCTCAACCAGTTTGGAAAAATCCATCAGCGAGCGTGATAGGCGGTCGATCTTATAGACCACAACCACATCGACCAACCCATCCTCGATATCGGCGAGCAGCTGCTTCAGCCCGGGGCGTTCCAGCGTGCCGCCCGAGATGCCACCATCGTCATATTGATCGCGCAGAGCCACCCAGCCTTCTGACCGTTGGCTGGCGATGTAGGCTTCACAAGCCTCGCGTTGGGCGTGGAGCGAGTTGAACTCCTGTTCGAGCCCTTCCTCGCTGGATTTGCGCGTGTAGACCGCGCAGCGCATTTTTCTCGGCGCTGGTTTTGTCATTTGCGCTTCCTGTAATTATTAAGGCCGAAGAATATCGGGCCGTTCCAGCGCGTGCCTGTGATGGCACGCGCAATGGCGGACAGGGATTGATACGGGCGGCCTTTCCATTCGTAGCCATCAGAGGTGACGGTCACGACGTATTCGTCGCCTTGCCATTCACGGATCAGGCGTGTGCCTGCGATTGGCTTGAGGTCGTGACGAATACGCCTTTTGGCGGTGTTGCCACCATCCATCTGCTCCCCAAGCTGTTCGAGCCGCTTGATGGTCTCGGGTTTCAGGCCACCATAGGCGAGTTCCTGGATGCGATAGCTAAGACGGGTTTCAAGATAGCGCCTGGTAAAAGGTGGCGGCTCAGTTCCCATCAGGTCGCGCCAGATTTCGCGCAATTCGGTGGGCGTCTTAATTCTGAGAGCGGCGACGCGGGCGTAAACGGGATCTTCCTTGGTCATGGGACCTCCTTGTGAGTTGGTTCCGCATGAACGCTCCGTCTTGCGCGAAAGTGTAGAGAACTTTCTCCCTTATTTTCATGATGTTGCCCAAGTTTTCGCGCGCGCATCCGCAAATATCCGACGGCGAGAATTTTGCACAATTCAGCGCGCCGCTCACGCGGTGTCATTTTAGTTGGATGCAAAGCATTGGCCGCTGTCAGCGGTGCGAAAATATTGTCATACATGGTGGTTTCTCTCGGGTTTGTACCCTCAGAGAACCGTTAGACACCCGTATATTCAAGGGAAAACAATAGCTTGTCGGTTCATGTCGGTTTGCGACGGCTCGTGGCGGCAGTCCGCCTCAAACGCAGCGGCCGTACCAGCGAATCCGGCCAACAATATTGACCTCGTCCAAGAGGCATGCGTAGGGCGAGTAGTTGGGATTGTCGGAGGTGACGCGAATGCGTGGCGGGTCACTGGAGGGGATATGCTCGATCCGTTTGGCCATCAGCCCCATGCCATCGTGCAACACGAAGAGCCCCGGCGGATAGGGTGACTTGCGTCCCATATCGACGAGGATCGTATCGCCATCATTCAAGGTGGGCATCATGCTGTCGCCGGTGACGCGCAGGATCCGCAGGTTCTTCGGATTAGCTTCCAGCTCGTCTTCAATCCAAGACAGACGAAAATGATAGAGCTTGCTGGCTTGCTCATCCTCTGCATGCACGATTGTGCCGCCACCAGCTGAGGCTTTCGCCTGAACACCGGAGATGCCAACAAACGTCGTGTCGGGGGAATAGATTTTAGGGGCCTCGCCCTCGACCGTGCCATCGCCGTCGATCAGCCACTCGACATCGACCTTCAAAACATCGGCAACCTTCTGCAGCTTTGCGCGGCTTGGGCGCACGGACTTGCCGCGAATGATGTCGTAAACAAAAGATCGGTTAAGCCCTGATGCCTCGGCCAACGCCGCGGGTGTCATGTCGAGCTGGAAAGCCCGCGCTTTCAGTCGCTGCGCGATGTTCGTGACGATCATGGTTATCCCCAGACAAGTTGTGGACTGAATGGGATATCTATTCTGTTGAAAACGGACAGTCAAACGGATAGGAACAATGTATGAACAAAGGGGGTGCCGCCAGTGCTGATTCCACGAGAATATTTCACCTTGCAGGAGGTTCTGGCGGACTGGGGCATCTCCGAGTCGGAGCTGAGCTACGTTGTGGAGATGGGGCAGCTTACCCTATCGGTTCGCATCTATGGCTCCTTCGTCGTGGCCGATCGGAAGGATCGCTCTGGTCGGTGCAATCCTGACTTCGAGGGGGTGGTGGATCTTGAGCGGCGTGACGCTATGCGCGCGCTGCGTAAGCAAGCATGTCCTGTCACCTCTTTCGTGCAGAAGGGCGGGGTCGTAACGACATCAGAGGGTGGCACAGACTGGGTGGTCTATCGTGACGCCTTGCTGGTGCGGGCCGAGGAGCGCGAGCATTTCGAGGCAACGATTATGGTCGCTGGCGCACCGCATGCCAATGATTATGATCGGTTTTTGTCGTTCCAGCTTGATGGGAAGCAACACCTGTTCACGGACATGCAGGCGCGGGCTTTGAACTTTTTGTTCATCTGCGCCATCACGGGTGACCCTGAACAGCGCGGTGTGCAGATCTTGGCCGCCGCAGGATCGGCCGCTTTGAAGCTCAGCTATCTGTTTTCCAGTCGCAAGGGGTGGCGCGATATTGTGCATCCCGTCTCGGGGCGCCGGGGTTACTACATGCTGGAACCTGCCTTGGTCGTGACCATGCGCGTCGGTCCCTGATCCCGAACAGTCTTCCAAAACAGGCCCGCGTCGAGCGGGCTTTTTATGTCTGCGGCCATCGTGATTCGTTTTCGGCCTGGGCCGGTCGAAGCCATTCGGTCGGTGTTCGGTCGGAGCTCGGTTGGTGAAGGGTTGGCGTTGGGTTGGAGCTCCGACCGAAATTTTCCGGTGCGTTGATTTTCCTACAAAAATTAATTTCTGGCACCGACCATTCATGCCACGACCTCCAACCCAAGGGTTTGGCAAGTTGCTCTCATCAACTCGATGAGGACCGCCATGGAGCAAGACCACACCCTACTGAGCACGAAGCTCTTGTCCCGGCGCTGGAATATTGCGCCGCGCACACTTGAACGTTGGCGCGCCGAAGGCCGTGGGCCGCAGTTCGTACGGATCGGCCGGCACGTGCGCTATCGCCAGGCAGACATCCTGGCCTTTGAGGCAAAACATATCGAGGCTGGCGACTCTGAGCAGCGCCTGACTGTCGTCCGGTGTGCCGCATGACCGCCCGTATCGTAGCCAGTGCGCCCGCCGTTTCAGAAATCACGCTGATGGCGTGGGTTGATGTCGCCGAGCCCGGGGCACGTCTCGTTTATCACCGTGGCTTTCTGGTGGTCGACACGACACCCAATGTCTCGATGCTTGGAAAGCCCGCGCTTGAAGATCTGCGTGCCACCGCCAACGCAGCGTACCGGCTTTCCGAACTTGGCCGCATCCACCTCGTGCAGGAACGCCTTGGGCCAGACCGGTTTGCCTATCTCGCCATCGCCCGCCCGCAAAAGGGCGCTGTTCGAACTGCCGCTGTGAAGCAGCTCGCCGTGGCCGCCTGATCCCTCCACCCAGAAAGGAACCCCCATGACTTATCCAGAAAACACCCCGAGCGTGGATGACATGCTCAACATGCCGACCGGCGATCTGGCGCAGATGCCGGTGGAATTGCTGGCAGCGCTACAAGGCGAACTTGACCACGCCAGCAGACAGCTGAAGGCCGCCACTGCGCGGTTCAGCACCGCTCTGGAGGTGCGCTACGCCACCCGCGCCGCTGAGGCGCGCCGGGCCTGTGGCAAGGATACCGGCACCGTTCGCCTCGCAGATGGCGATTACACCATCGTGGCCGATCTGCCGAAACGCGTCGACTGGGACCAGGAGAAGCTGGCGCAGATTGCAGCCAACATCGCCGATAGCGGCGAAGACCCGGCCGAGTTCATCGACACCAAGTTGACCGTCTCGGAGCGCAAATACGGTGCGTTGCCTGAGGCTTGGCGCAAGGGGTTCGAGCCCGCCCGCACAGTTGGTTTCGGCAAAGCCAGCTTCAAGCTTGAGCCCGTAAACACGCCCTGAATACGGCGGCGGGGACGCCCTGACCGCAAGGCTGGGCAGGCTCCCCTTCGGCGCCCGGTCACCCCCCGCCGCTGTTGACCCTATCCACTTGGCCATGAGGAGAACGCAATGGCATTACGCATCATCACCGCTGACGAACGATTGTCGGCATCTGAAAACAAGACATCACTGGCGGTATTCGGGCCGCCGGGCGTGGGGAAGACCACGCTGCTCAAGACGCTGCCCGCAGACAAGGCGGTGTGCTTCGATCTCGAGGCTGGCATGAAATCCGTGCAGGACTGGCGCGGGCCGAGCGTTCCGATCCGCAGCTTCCCTGATTTCCGTGACCTCGTGATCCTGATCGGTGGCCCGGACCCGGCACAACACCCGGGCAGTTATTACGGGGCCGAATACCATGCCCATGTGCAACGAGAATATGCCGAAAGCGGTCTGGAAGCCTTTCTCAAGGACCGCTCCATCATTTTCGTGGATAGCATCACCGATCTGACGCGACAGGCCATGGCCTATGCCAAGCAGCAGCCCGAGGCCTTCTCGGATCGCACTGGCAAACCGGATGTGCGCGGTGCTTACGGGCTTTTGGGCCGCGAGGTCATTCAGGCGCTGAAGCATCTGCAGCATGCCCGCGGCAAGACCGTGATCTTCGTGGGTGTGCTGGAAAAGATCACCGACGAATTCGGGGCGTCCTCGTGGGTGCCGCAGATGGAGGGCACCAAAGCGGGCCGGGAATTGCCGGGCATCGTCGACCAGGTCCTCTCGATGCAACTTTTCAGCAAGGATGCTGAGGGGGCCTGGGCGCTCGACGAGAAATCCACCAACCGCCGCCTTGTCTGCCAATCCGGCAACCCATGGGGACTGCCTGCGAAAGATCGCTCAGGCCGTCTCGATATGACCGAACCGCCGGATCTCGCAGCGCTTCTGGCCAAGATCGACGGCCGTGCTGCGCCGATCCTCCCAATCATCCCCAACACCGCCTCTGTCTGAACAGGAAAGGACAAATCCGATGAATTTTGATCTGAACGACGCTGGTCCGCAAATGGCCCCGATGGGCGAGCTGATCCCCGATGGCACTTTTGCCAAGGTGATGATGAAGCTCCGCCCCGGCGGTGCCAACGGTGCCAGCGAAATGGATGCTGGGCTTTTGAAAGCCTCGCCGCACAGCGACGCAAAGATGCTCGACTGCGAATTCACCGTGACCGAAGGGCCCTATGCCCGGCGCAAGTTCTGGCAAAACTTCACCGTGGCGGGCGGCAAGCTCGACGAAAAGGGCCAGTCCAAGGGTTGGAATATCTCGAAAAGCGCCTTTCGGGCGATGATCGACAGCGCCCTTGGGCTGAAACCTGACGATCTAAGCGAGGCGGCGCGGGCCAGGCGTGTGATCGGTGGGCTGAAGCAGCTCGACGGCATCATGTTTGCGGCGCGGATCATGGTCGATGTCTCGGATAACCCGAACTACCGCGACAGCAACAAGATCGCGAATGTCGTTTTGCCAAACGAGCCCGCCTATGCGGCGATCATGCGCGGGGAGACCGTGGCGCCTGAGCCGGTGAATGCGCCGCCGCGCAAATCGGCAGCAGCGGTTCCTGCCGCCTGGAATGCGCAAGCCCCTGCGCAGGCTGGCTGGTCCAATGCGCCGCAGGCCCCGGCCGCGCAAGCGCAGCCCAGCACGTCGGCACCAGCGGCAACGCCCGGCGGCGCACCAGCCTGGCTGAACAGCTGAGCCCATGGCCCCGGATGAATGGCAGGCGCATGTCACGCGCGAAGCGGCAAAGGATATCGGCAAATGGCTCGAGGCCCGCGGAAGACTGGATCGGCCTATCGCAAGCCTCCGGCTCACGGATCTCGACGCCATGGCCTCGGTGGCCATCAGCCGCTTTGTCGTGCTGGCGTCGCACAAGATCCGGGACGCGCCGGGGCAGCATTCCGACTTGGAAAACCTGCTGATGGGATGAGTCCCATCTGCGCGATCTGCGGCCGGGAAGCCCGGGGCTTCGGGTTCTGCCTGCGCCTGAAATGGTCGCAGTTTCCTTTCTACCAATTCTGTTCGCGCCGGTGCCAGGACATCGGTGCGGACCTCGCCCAGAGGAGCCATGGAATGATTGATAAAACCGCCCGCGAGGCACAGGCCATCCGTGATGCCCGCAGGGATTTCGCCGAAGCGCTGACAGCACTTGGCCTGATGGCCCCGTTTTTCGACCGCACTGCGGCCGAGATCGACCAGCTCATCGAGGCGGCGGTCACTGGCTACATCCACAGCATGCAGACCCAAGGCGCGCAGCCTGAACGCGATGGCCGCCTGCCAGAAGACCCGATTCCATTTTGAGGTGCTACGCATGATTGACCTGAACCATGGGTCTGGCGCGCAATATGCGCCATCGCGACCCACGCCCGACATCACTGCGGCTCTCAGTGCCGCCATCGACACTGGTCTCAGCGCCCGGCAGCGCAGCGAGCGTCCGCGCAGCTATGTCAGCTCGTCCGGTCTTGGCCGCGCCTGCCTGCGCCAGATCCAATATGATTATCTGGCCGTGCCCAAAGACGAAGGCCAGGGCTTTGCCCCGAAAACCCTGCGCATTTTTGAGGCCGGCCATCGCGGTGAGGACCAGGTGGCCAGCTGGTTGCGGCTGGCGGGGTTCGATTTGCGCACTGAACGCGACGATGGGCGCCAATTTGGCTTCACCGCATTGGGTGGTCGGTTCAAGGGACACATTGACGGTTGCCTCGTCGGCGGTCCGGTTGAGATGGCCTATCCGGCGCTCTGGGAAACAAAAGCCCTAGGGGTCTCGAGCTGGAAGGACACGGTCAAACGCGGCGTTACTGTCTCAAAACCCGTCTACGCAGCGCAAATCGCGCTCTACCAAGCCTATCTGGACCTGCCCAATCCGGCGCTCTTCACCGCGCTCAACCGCGACACGATGGAAATCTACGCCGAACTGATGCCGTTCGATGCAGCGCTGGCCCAGCAGATGAGCGATCGCGCTGTCGCGGTGGTGCGGGCGTCAGATGCCGAGGAATTGCTGCCGCGCGAGGCGGCCGCACCCACGTCCGTGGTCTGCAAGGGGGGCATGGCTGCGGGTCATTGGCATCCGCCCTGTGCCTGGGCGCAGCGCTGCTGGAGGGCAAAGCAATGATCCCCTACGCCTATGAATTCAAAAGGCTCGCGCCGCAATTACGCCTGAAGTCCACGTATGGCTTCTTTCTAGAGGGGCTTGAGGCCGCTCCGGTCTATTACTTTGCCGATCAGGCCGCCTTTGACAGCGAAGAAGTCGATGCGCTTAGCCCCTTGGTTATGGCTGACCATTTGAAGCTGCCGCACCCGGCAGTCATCTTCGAGGTAAAGGATCGCCATCCCGACCGTGAATCCTTGCTGGTTTATGCGCGTCAGTTTGAGGACCGGGTCGAGGCTGCGTTGTTCTCTCGTTGGAAAAAACGCCTGCTCTGGACTGATTGTCTGGCCCATGTCGTTTTTGCCAAACCGGGCTGGGCTGAGGTCACGGCGCATCCCGGGATCTCGCAGGATCAGGCCAAAATGTACATGGAGGCCGCGTCGGGCATGGTCTGGCGCGCGTTGAGCATCCTGGCTTTCGCGGGCGATGACAAGCCACGCAAAGTGATGCCAGCGCTGCGCCGCCCCTACGCCAAGGCCGGCGTGCGTGGCTGGACCTGGCACCAGATTACGATCGACCTCGCGCGTGCCCGAGCAAAAGCCCCGGACCTTGGTGGCACCCATGCAAGCCCAAGATGGCATATCCGTCGCGGCCATTGGCGCCAGCTCGCAGATGGCCGACGTGTTTTTGTAAGCCAGTGCCAGGTCGGCGATCCCGCCCGCGGCGGAGTGGTCAAGGATTACATCGTGCAAGGATCAGCCGCATGAAAAGTTTCACGCCCTCCAACAGCCAGGCGGCGGCTATCCGCGCGATCAAGACCTGGTTTGCAACCCGCACGGCAGAGCAACAGGTATTTCGGCTGTTTGGCTTTGCCGGGAGCGGAAAATCCACGGTGCTGAAGTTTGCGCTCGACGAACTCGGCCTGTCCCCACATCGCAGCGCGCGGGATGGGTCCTGCGCACCCGGCGTTGTCACCGCGACGTTTACGGGCAAGGCCGCGCTGGTATTGACCCGCAAGGGCACGCCTGCCCGCACCATTCACAGCCTGATCTATTCGGTGACCGAGGCGACCGAAGAAGAGGTGGAGGCAGCAGCGAAGAAAGTGCGTGAGGCGGAAATCAGCGTCAGATCCCTGTCTGGGTTTGATCGCACGGCGGCGGAGGCGGGGATCGAGGCTATGCGCCAGGCGCTGTCGGCGATGAAAAAGCCGCGTTTTGCGCTGAACCCGCAAAGTGATGCATCGGATGCGAAGCTGATCGTGCTCGATGAGGTCTCGATGGTGGGCGAGGACATGGCCCGGGATTTGTTGAGCTTCAAAAAGCCCATCCTCGTACTGGGCGATCCGGGTCAGTTGCCGCCGATCAAGGGCGAAGGCGCTTTCACCAATGTCGCCCCGGACATCATGCTGACCGAGATCCACCGACAGGCGGCCGAGAGTGCGATTATTCGCCTGGCCACCATGGCACGCGAGGGTCAGCCGATCGGCTTTGGTCGCTATGATGACCACGTTGCGAAGATGCCCAAGGGCGACATCACGCCGGATCAGGCGCTGCGGGGCGGGCAGCTGATTTGTGGTCTGAATGCGACGCGGCTGCAGTTGAACAACGCGATGCGCGGGGCCGCTGGTCTGGCCGGTGGCGTTTTGCCATCAGGTGCGGCGGAGAAGATCATCTGCCTGAAAAACCAGAACGACCTTGGGCTGATCAACGGCATGTTCCTGACGCTTGAGGATATCGTGGATGAGGGCAGCCTCTACTTCTCGGCTGTGGTCACAGATGAAGATGGCCGACGTGTTGGGGCGCCGGGCCAAAATGGAAAATCCGGCCGTCTGCGCCTCTACAAGGGACATTTCGAAGATCACGTCGGTTTTGATCGCACGCGCCATGACCGCGACTGGAAGGAGAAAAAGCATCTGACCGAGGCGACGTTTGGCTGGGCCATCACCGCGCATAAAGCGCAGGGGTCGCAATGGGAGAATGTCATCGTTTGGGATGATGGGCTGGGGCGCAGCGATCTCGACCGCCGCCGCTGGCTCTATACGGCCATCACCCGCGCTGAACGCGGCCTTGTTCTTCTGGCCTGAGGTGTGCCCCATGATTGACCTCAATGATGTATTCATCCCTGCCGCCCGTCATGATTTAAGTGCCATCAAGGCGCGGCTGGCGGATACGGCTCGTGATTGGCTGCCCTCGCTCTTCCCGGAGGCGCAGCTGACCCGCGACAAGAGATCGCTGCGCTGTGCCGATCTCTCCGGCCGCCGCGCACGCGGCGAGGGTTCCTGCATCATCCATCTTGACGGGCCCTATGCGGGTTGGGGTTTCGATTTCGCCACCGGCGAACGGGCGGGGCCGATCGACATGATCTACCACGCCACTGGCATGAGCGATGGACGGCTTTTTGATGAAGCGGCCCGGCTTGCCCATATGGATTGCGATGCGCATGTGCCCAAGCGTCAGGCAACGCCAGCGCGCCCTAACCACAGCTTGGAAATTCGCCGCATTCTTGATGGGTGCGAACCGCTGGGGGGCAGCCCGGCCGAGGCGTATCTGCAATCGCGTGGGCTGAAGGCGCCGGAGACGCCAGACCTGCGCTACCATCCTGACCTTACGGATTACGACAGCCGCCGTGGCTGGCCAGGGATGATTGCGATCCCGCGTTTGGCAAATGGCGAACCGGCTGGTGGCATCCATCGCACCTTCCTGCTTGATGATGGCAGCGGCAAGGCCCCAGCTGGCAAGAAGATGCTTGGTACGATCGCTGAGGCAGCCGTGCGGCTGTGTCCGATGCCGGAGGATGGTCATCTTGGCGTCGCTGAGGGCATTGAGACCGCGGTGGCCGCGCAGGCAATATTCGGCGTGGCGGTGTGGGCGGCGCTGTCGGCAGACGGGATGGCACGGTTCAAATGGCCGGATGGCACACGCTGGGTCACCATCTATGCCGATGCGGGCGATGCTGGCCGTCAGGCGGCCGCCACCCTGTCGGACCGCTTGAATATGGCGGATATTCCCAACAAGGTCGTGGTTCCGCTGCATGGGGATGATTTCAACGACGATCTGCTGAAGCGGGCCGTGAAGGCGGATTACGACAGCGCGGAAATCACGTCGGAGGGCACGCTCATCGCTGATGACACCGGAGCCACCACGCCTGCCACGGATCCGGAAAGTGCCGCCGATGCACTGGCCACCGCAACAGAAGCGTTGACCAACCCGCCCGATCTCACCGATCTGGGCGCCCTCATGGGGCGGATCGTCAAGGCTCGGCTCGAGCCCATGGAAGAGCGCCATGTGCTGTCGCTGATCAAGGCACGCACCGGCATTGCGATGTCGATCCTCGACAAGCAGCTTGGTGTGTTACGCCGCCGCTTGAACAGCACCGGCGATCTCATGAAGCCTGCTGCCCGCCCGGCCTGGGCGAACCGGCTGCGGCTCGACCTGTCGGGCACGCCCGAGCGTAATGAGGCCAATGTCATCACTGCCCTGAGTTCAGACCCGGCCTTTGCGGGCACCATCGCGTTTGATGAATTCCGCCAGGAAGTGGTCGTGTTGCGCCCCGCGCCATGGGATGATGCAGACACGGACTATCCACGCCCTTGGGAGGATGGTGACGACATCCGGCTGGCAGAATGGCTGCAGCACCGCGAAGTGAATGTCGCGCCACTCGTCGTTGGCCGGTCGGTTGGTGCGGTCGCGCGTGAGACCCGCATTCATCCAGTGCGGGGCTATCTCGACAGCCTGCGATGGGATGGTACATCTCGCCTCGAGACTTGGACCAGCCGCTACCTCGGTGCCGACCAAACCGACCTGATTCACGCCATGGGCAGCCTGTGGCTGATCTCGGCCGCAGCACGCATCTATCGCCCTGGCGTGAAGGCTGACCACATGCTGATCCTCGAAGGCGAACAGGGCGCGCGCAAATCGACTGCGCTGAAGATCCTCGCGGGCGAAGATTGGTTCACCGACGAGTTGCCCGATCTCGGCTCGAAGGACGCCGCAATCCATATGCAGGGAGTCTGGATCGTCGAAATTGCCGAGCTCGACGCTATCGGCCGGGCGGAGGTCTCGAGGATCAAAGCGTTCCTGACACGCACCACTGACCGGTTCCGGCCGCCCTATGGCCGCCACACTGTCGAGATCAAACGCCAATGCGTCTTTGCGGGAACCGTTAACCCGGACACCTACCTGCGCGATGAAACCGGCAACCGTCGCTTCTGGCCGATCCGCTGTGGCGCGATTGATATTGACGCCCTTGCGCGCGACCGCGACCAGCTCTGGGCCGAGGCCGTGGCCCGGTTCAAAGATGGGGCCATCTGGTGGCTCGAGGAAAAAGCGCTCATCAAGGCCGCGAAAGAGGAGCAGGACAAACGGTACCAATCTGATGCTTGGGACGGGGTGATAGACCGTTGGCTGAGCCATGAAAATCGGCCCATAAATCGCGGCTACGCTGGTGTCGATGACTGGCAGGAGGAGGAATTCGAACGATTGGAACCGCTCCGGGACGTTTCGGTCGGAGAAATCCTTCAAGGCGCTCTTTCTATCGAGCCAGCGAAATGGACCAAGTTGGACCAGATGCGCGTTGGGGCTTGGCTGAAATCCAGAAACTGGGAGAGATATCAATGCAGGACGGGGGAAAGACGCGAATGGAGGTACCGCAAGACAGGCCCGGCACCCGAATGAGTCTGCTTCGCGCGGCGTGTTTGCTGGGCATTCCGCCTGATGACCTTCTGTTATTCCTGTTCCGAGCCGGATATCTTTACCGCTATACCGGCGTGGGTCAGCCGCGCGCCTATGTGCGATGGGTGCGCGAAGGTTTGTTCGTGAACAGGCCGTACGAGGTTCTGATGACACAAACGGGACTTGATCGGATCCGCAGGGCGCGTGATCTCTGCTAGGACGGCTGAGCACGCCATCATTTCGTTTTCTCTGCGCGGGCACCCATACGGGTGCCTTTTTTGCTTCGGGCTGTCACCACCTTGCGTTTGTCATCACTTTGCAGAACGGGTGGTGACAGAAAAAAATAAGCAAAATCAATCGTGTCACCACTGTCACCACTTTGGCAACCATCTTCCTCTCTTATACATATACAGGTGTGTTAGTCACCAAGTTCACGCTCTCTCATACAGACAAAGGAATTTAGTGGTGACAGGTGGTGACAGTGGTTACAACGTTGTTTTTAAATGGTTATTTCTGTCACCACCTTTGCTCGAAGTGGTGACAGGTGGTGACAGATGATCACCTGGTGAATTTTCTTGTCTGTCACTCTGCGGCGGGATAACCTGCTCAGGACCAAAGCCGAAGGCCCACTCGAATTCGTGAGCCTTCACAATGAACACACAAGACTTGATCCCGACCCAGTCGCTGCCTGAGACCTTTGGCGGCGCCAAAACTATAATTGCCCTCGATCTCGGTACAACAACCGGCTGGGCCATCCGTGGCTTTGACGGCCTGATCACCAGTGGCACCGTCAGCTTCAAGCCCAGCCGATATGACGGCGGCGGCATGCGCTACCTGCGCTTCACCAACTGGTTGACGGAAATCGACCGGCTCAGCGGTCCGATCGAGTCGATCTATTTTGAGGAAGTGCGTCGCCACGCAGGCACCGACGCAGCCCATGTCTTTGGGGGGCTGCTTGCTGTCCTGACCAGTTGGGGTGAATTGCGCGGGGTGCCTTACCAGGGCGTGCCGGTTGGAACCATCAAGAAATTCCTAACCGGCCAAGGCAACGCGAACAAACAGGCGATGATCGATGCTGCCCGCAAGCGCGGCTTCAGCCCTGTGGACGACAACGAGGCTGACGCGATCGCGATCTTGCTCTGGGCCATCGAGACGCAGGGAGGGCTGGCCTGATGGGCATGCGGTTCACCCCGAAGGGTTACGGCGGTTACCGCCGCGATCCCGAGCAGGTCAAGCGCGACGGCTGGCAGGAACAGCAGATGCTGGCGGTCTCGCTCGACGATCACAGGCTCACCTGGCCAGAGCGCGAGCTGGTCCGCCAGCTTGGCGAAAAACTGTATGGCAAGCTGCCCGCAGTGCGGGAGGTGCGCAGTGGCCGATGACTGGACCCGCGCCATGGTGGCTGACCGGCTGGACATCTCGGCGGACGTGATGCGCAGCCTGCCACCGGTACGCCCACAGGGCTATGTCAGCGCCTGGCCCGAATACGTGCATGGCTTCGCTGACCAAGTCGAACAGGAGCCGAAGATGCGTCGACCTCTGCCGTCACCGCGGATGATCACGCAGGCCGATGAGGCGATGCTGTGGCTACGGTGGGTGGACAAGGATATCGGCCAGATCCTTTGGGCACGCGCCAGCCGCAAGCCATGGAAATGGATTAGCTGGCACCATGGCATCAGCCGGTCTGCGGCCAACCGACGGCACGAGTATGGGCTGGCCGTGATCGTCTGGAAGCTCAACGGCAAAACCGTGCCGCGCAAGCGGTCGATGGAGTTCGTGATTGAGCAGACGGTGTGATGTTGGGTGCCGTACTGGGCTGGCGCGGCGCCTGAACTTGCATTCACCGCCCAAATTCCGTATATACCGATGTATTCACGAGGAGGCCCGTCATGTTCGAAACTCGCATCCGCAAAGTCGGCAACTCAGCCGTGGTTACGCTGTCAGCGGAAATGCTCGCAGCACTCGATGCCCGTGAAGGGGACACAGTCTATCTGGTGCGTGGGGACGATGGCAGTCTGAAGATCACGTTACAGAATCCTGAACTGGCCGCGGCTCTCGCTGCAGCGCAAATCGTTATGGACGAAAACCGCGACATGCTGCAGGCGCTTGCGTGAGCGAGCCGGTTTGGGTTCCGCTTCAGGCGGTTCTGATCATCCATGATCGTCAGATTGCACGCCACGGCGGCGCGGCGGGCATGCGAGACATTCAGCTGCTGGAGGCAGCCGTAGAGCGTCCGCGCAACAAAGTGGCCTACGGAGAGCCGAGCCTTGAGGCGATTGCTGCGGCCTATGCGTTTGGGATCGCGAAGGCGCATGCCTTTGTTGACGGCAACAAGCGGACAGCCTTTGTGACCTCTGCCACGTTTCTGCGTCTGAATGGGTTTGGCTTGCGCCCAGATCCGTTGGACGGCGTGAGAGCAATGGAAGACCTCGCCTCGGGCGCAATGACTGAGGATGCGTTTGCCGCCTGGCTTGGCAGGCTGAAGTTCGCAATTGGCGCCCACGGTAGGACGCAGACATAGCATGGCGATGAGGTCGCACTCTTCTCAGGCCGCGAAAGGATTGAGAATGTCGACGCCAACGCCCTGCACATCCGATCCATTTCGGGTGACGAAGGTGAGGCCATTGGCTCTCGCGGTGGCGGCAAGTAGGGCATCGATGACAGGAAGTGGACGAATGGCATTCATTCGTCCCCACTCATCGGCAACACGTTCGTCTACATGCAGAACGCGGTCTCCAAATCCGGAGACCAATTCTTCCAGCCAGACTTCCAAAGCCTTTGCTTTTTGCGGGTCGCGACGCCGTGCAAGTTCGATGCCCCTGCGGACTTCACCGAGAACGAGCGCGCTGGTCCAGAGTTCATCTTCGTCAACCTTGGCCCACCATGCGGCGACCGCGGGGTCGCATTGGTCGCCCTTACGCAGTTCGGAGATGACGTTGGTGTCGATCAGGTAACTCACAGATCAATCTCGCGACCGAAATCGCTCGGGCGGTCAAGCTCGATGCCCTCCAAGGGCGCAGAGGCAAGAAGCGCCTTGAAGCTTTTGGAGGGCGAGCGCGTGATTTGGTTGCGCAGGATCGCACGGGTAGCATCTTGCCGCGACGGGTCGCCAAGGGCACTGGCGATGTCTCGTACCAAGCTGGCATCGTCTGTACGCACTTGAACTTCCACGCGAACGAAGCCGAGTGCGGCTTGGCGCTTGCGCCATTGCGTCGTGTTTGACTGACTTGCGCTCATGATGACCTCTCTTTCCGGAAATATTACCGGAAAGCTCTAGCCGGTGCAACCGTGTTGTCGTGTAGCCTGTCAAGCCCTCTCGTTCCAGCGGGACACTTTTCAGCGGGACATCGGAAGGCGAGACATTCACCGAGCGAGAGGTTAAATAAACGTAACTGCCCAGCATGACTGGCTGAGCCTCTGGGGCGATCAGATATTCAGCCGAGGCGCAGTTGTGCGATCAACTGATCTGACGGTTTCATCAGGGTTTCGATGACAGACCAACCCTGCTTGC